CCAATAAGTCGCATGCTTCGTAAGGGCGTTACTACTGGTCAGGCTGTGTGTGGTTATGATGCGGATAGTTTTGATAGTTCCTGCTCGGAACAATTGATTCGCGCCATATTCTGGTTGTTGAAATATTGGTTCCAACCTGAAGACGCACCATTGTTAGATATTCTTTGTGAAGCTTTAACGCAGTCTGGCATCATGTATGATGTCGGTCGAGTAATGTCGGGACGTGCAGGTAGTATGCCATCGGGAAGTGGCTTTACAAATATGGTTGATTGCCTTATACATTCGACAAGCTTCAGGGTTACTAGGGAGGATGTAATTAAAGAATACATCAAGCAGCGTAACGATAAACGGAAACGTGAAGGAAAAGCTCCCCTTAGTCGACAGGTAATAAAGGATATTTGTACGAGTATCAGAAATGGTTCCGAGTGTGTGGTAATGGGAGATGACGGAGTATGGTTTTTGAAGAAACTAACGTTTGACGTCTTACAAAACTCTCAGGCATCAATGGGATTTAGGTGCAGCTCATCCAAAAATACTTTCAGGAAAGATTATGTTTCCTTTTGTCAAATGCATTTCGTTTGGGATGAACGCGACAGCGATGATATTGTGCGAGGAGTAAGAAGTTTGAATAGAGGGTTGAATTCGATGATGTCGTACGAGAGAAAGAGCCCTATGATGCGTGATCCACTTTATGATAGTTGTAGATGGTTAACGCAATTGGAGGAATGTAAGTACCACCCTAAGTTTAAAAGCTTTGTCGGATTCATAATGGGTAAAGACAAGGTACACCAACTTGGTGCATACAGAGAAGATGGCCCTATAGGTTTATTCCGTGAATTTGGGTTTGATAATTTCATGGATCTACGTGGAAGAGGTTTCTTATACACGAGTACGATAAGGAAAGAGTCGGACATTGATTCTTTGGAGGTTGTGAAGGTTATCCGAGAGATAGTCGGCTTGGAAAAGTAAGCGCAACGGTGGGTGTAGCTCCCCGGTCCATACATGTGTACGTGTG